CGTAGATCCATTATGTCAAGATGCGGGCACATCTGTAGGATTGGCAAAGTACCTTTACTATTGTAAACAATGAAGACTGTTGGTGTAAATATATCTCACGATTCCTCCTTTTGCAGATGTGTAAATGGGGAAGTTTCTGTATTTTTAGAAGAGGAAAGATTAAGTAGACGTAAACATGATGAGATACCCACACAAATATTACTTGAACTTTTAGAAGAGGGTGATGAATTAAATTTTACTGGATTAGAATATGAAGGCATGTCTCTTAAAGATAATATAGATAATATTTGTAGATACATTTTAAAATCCGAAGCAAAGTTTTTAGGACATAGAGAGCATCATATATTTCATACAGCATGTGGATTCTATAACTCTGGATTTGAAGAGGCAGATGTAGTAGTGGTTGATGGTATGGGAAATTGTTATGATGATGAATATCATGAATGTGCTAGTATATGGCACTGCAAAAAACCACACGATATTCAATTAATAGAACACCAAGTTACAATGAAATATGGGGGTGGAGAACATTTAGGTATGGAACAACATCAACATTGGCCAATGGGTATTGGTATGGTATATGCTGGAGTATCTGCTTTTTTGAGATTTGGAGAGTTGGGATCTGGTAAAACTATGGGACTTGCACCATACGGTAAAGAAGATAGAAATATAAAACCTTTCTTATTGGATGACGGAAGAATAGACTCTACATTATTTTATAGAACTAAGGGTGGGGCTCATTTCATACCTTACGATTATCTTCCGAAACATTGGGACTATACAAATTGGAATGAAGATGTTCAAAGAGTTGCTAATTTAGCGTATAGATTACAAAAAGATTTTGAAGAATGGATGACATCTTTCATACTTAAATGCGATCATGAAAACATTGTTTTATCTGGTGGATGTGCCTTAAATTGTGTAGCAAATTACGAATACTTGAAACATCTTCCAAAGAATGTTAATCTATACATAGAGCCTGTAAGTAACGACGCAGGCACTTCTATAGGTCTTGCAAAACTTTTATATCATAAAAGATGAAAACAGTTAAAAAGTTAGTTATTGTTGGTGGAGGAACTGCTGGATGGATAACTGCATCTTGGTTTGCAAGAAGGTGGAAATCTTTAGAAGTAGTTGTCATTGATAAATCAGATCCAGAAAGAGTTGGTGTTGGAGAAGCTACGTTGTTAAGTTTCCCACAGGTCATGAGAGAGATGGGATATGAACCACATCAATGGATGAATGAAATAGATGCAACATTCAAGGCAGGAATATTATTTCCTGGCTGGGGTAAGGAAGAGAATAATATCTGGCATCCATTCGGTTTTGGTATTTTGGGTGATGGTGAAAATCCAAATATACCCAGAGTCCCTCTCTATGATGTTTGGTCTAATTATCAAGATCAAAAAGAAATAAAAAGTATATCTGGTTTATATGGATCTGCCATGCAGAATAAAATAGAACCAGATTATGTTAGAGATACATATGCCTATCAGATTGATTGTGGTAAATTAGTAAAATTTTTACAAAAAAATACTATACCATACTTAAAAGAATATATTCAATCTGATGTTATAGAGGTTTATAGAAATGGTTTATCTGATGATATTACAAGATCTAGTATCAAAGAATTAGTATTAGATGATGGATCAAGAATTACTGGAGATTTGTTTATAGATTGTACTGGTTGGAAACAGATGTTGATAGGCAATCACAATGTAGATTTGAGTGATAGATTATTCATAGACACTGCTTTTGCTACCAAAGTAGAATATCAAGATAAAAATAAAGAGATGCATCCATATACGGATTGTCAGGCATTAGAACATGGTTGGAGATGGAGAATACCAACACAATCTAGAATAGGAACAGGATATTGTTTCAATAGATCAATTACAGATCCAGATATAGTGGCAGATGCTTTTGTGAAGCATTGGGATAATAGGATTGAGAAAAAAGAATTAAGAATGTTAGATTGGAAACCTCAATATGTTGAAAAATTTTGGAAAGGCAATGTAGTTCCTATTGGATTAAGTGCTGGATTTATAGAACCATTAGAAAGCACTGGATTGGCCTTGATGATAAGGGGATGTGAATTTTTAGAAGAATGTATGGTTGATTGTGTCTATAATGAATACGAAACTGATATCTACAATGTTAGAATGAAGTGTGCTTTTGAGAGTGCCGTTGATTATGTTAACATGCATTATTCATATTGTGAAAGAAAAGGTAAGTTTTGGGATTACGTCAGATTAAGTCACGATAAATCTGGTATGCAAAAATATATGGAAGATCTGATAAATGATCCAGATTCTTTGACATTTCAAGATCATAGATCTAGTTCGTTTTTTGGTGGAAGCAATTGGCATGTGTGGTTATTGCAACTGATGCCTGAGGTTGAGAGGAAGACATATTGGTATAAGGATGTAAAAGAAATTGTTCCTAGATATGAAAATTATCTAAGAAGACTAGATAATAGTGTGAAGCAATCAATTCCACAAATAGATCTACTAAAAGAATGGTATGGAAAATAAAATAGTATGGTGTAATGGCACTTTTGATATACTACATCCAGGCCATATTGAACTGTTCAAGGTTGGTGCATCTTTAGGAAAAAAACTCATAGTAGCCACAGATACAGATGAAAAGATTCGTAAAGATAAGGGTGCGTTTAAGCCCGTCAACAATTTGTGTGATAGAATTTCCATGTTACAAGCGATAAAATATATTGACGAAGTATTGTACTTCAATGACAGAAAAGAATTAGAGGGGTTGATAAAATTATACATGCCTGATATACTACTGTTAGGTGATGATTGGAAAGGGGGAGATGTGGTTGGCAAAGAGTATGCCAGAGAAGTCAGATTTCTTCCTAGATTGAATTACTCAACAACGGACATTATTAAAAAGATTCGTGCATAACGTAATTGTCATAGGTGATAAGTGTACTGATAAGTACATTTTTGGTGAGTGTAGTAGGCTCAGCCCAGAACAACCTGTGCCTGTATTAGATCAAATTAAAATTGAAGAAAGGCCAGGTATGGCTGGTAATACTGAGTTGAATCTCAAATCATTTGGAATCAATACTCTTTTACTTTCTCAGAGAGAGACAATAACTAAAACTAGATTTGTAGATACCAACAGTGGTTATCAACTTCTACGTTTAGATGAAACTCCAAAAATAAGTAGGATTGCCAATGCTGAAATGAAAATGGCTTTCATGCATATGAATCCAGATGCAATTGTTATTTCAGATTATGACAAAGGATACCTCAGTGATAAAGATCTATGGCATATATGTAACAATATTAACAGACCAGTGTTTGTAGACACTAAGAAACGTAGACTTTTCCAGAAAGATAATGTATACTGGAAAATAAACAGGAAGGAGTATGATGACCTTGTACAAGACCATATACCTAATGATAGTCATCTTATCGTTACTCTTGGGTCTGATGGTGCAAGTTGGAACGGTTTGATTTTTAAACCAGAAATTGTTAAAGTATTCGATGTATGTGGTGCTGGAGATACATTTCTATCTGCACTAGTATATCAATTTTTACAAACAAAAAATATGCAAGAGTCAATCATCTACGCAAACAAAGCAGCTGCGATATCTGTAACACATCCTGGCGCTTACCACTTAAGTAAAAAAGATATTGTTTCAATAGGAGGCAAAAAATGAAAGGAATTAGTTCAGCAGATTTAATGCACCATCGATTACAGGCATGGCTTCGTGAACACACATGTAAGGATATTGAATATCTTGGTTTTCTTGAAAGTTATAAATCAGGAAAAAAAGAACACATGTATAGAATTGGTGAACATGAAGTACCTGTTGATGCTATTGAAAGCTTGGAAATGGAAGAGGTAGAAGAAGAGTGAGATATTGTGTTGATATCGATGGAACTATTTGTAGTCAAACTGTAGGTAGGGATTACCATAAGGCAATGCCATGGTGGGATCGTATTGCTGTCATAAATAAGTTGTATGATGAAGGTCATGATATCACTTACTTTACCGCTAGAGGTATGGGTCGATTCGGTGATGATCCAGATGCAAGCATGAAAGCATCGGCTCTATTATTTGATCTTACAGAAAAACAACTTAAAGATTGGGGATGTAAATATCACACTTTGATCTTAGGTAAACCTCATGCTGATTTCTTTATTGATGACAAAGGTGTAAACTCTGATGACTTCTTTAGGGCCAAGTAGAAGACCTCGTAATGCCCGTGCAGCAGAACCTATAAAGTATGTGCCGAAGGGATGGGGATATGAAAAATGGATTGCAAACTGTGAGAAGTATTGTGGTAAACTTTTGTTTATTGCAAAGGATAAACAGTGTTCATGGCACTATCATAAATTAAAAGACGAAGTATTTTTTGTTCAGAGTGGAAAGATAAAACTATACCATAGTTGGGATATGGATATAGAGAAGGCAGATATAACTATTTTAAGAAGAGGTGATAAGTTTCATGTACCTATTGGACTGAAACATCGTATGTTTGCACTAGAAGATACTGAACTTTTTGAGTTCAGTACAGAACATATGGATTCCGATTCTCACAGAATTATGCCTGGAGATACGATTTAACTGATTTATAATCGTGATGATACCATGAGGTATCTGCACATGTATATTCTTGATACTTACCTTCTAGATGTTTGGGGAAGGGGATTACTTCAATCTCCGCCCCTTCTTTTTTGGCAATCAACTCTGCAATCTCAAGAAATGAGATAGGATTGCCAGTCCCAACATCATAGATGCCGCTCCCTGCCGTATTATCTAGGACGACATCCACTACATCATCCACACATACAAAATCCCTAAAGGCATATTCAGAGTCTTCAAAGATTTTAATTATCTTAGTTTCTTTAGCTTGTTTAGTAAACTTACTAATCGGACTTGCTTGATCTCCTTTATGTTCTTCGCCTTCTCCATATACATTGAAGTATCTAAATCCCTGCACTTGTTCAAATCTATCCATATTATCTAATACCCAGTAATCCACAGTTGCTTTTGATAGTGCATAGAAGTTTAGTGGATTGATAGTTCCCTTCAGATATCCATATTCACTATGAATCTTACCATACACAGATGCAGATGAGGCATATTTGACTGGGACAGAATGTTCTATTGCTTTCTCAAATAGTGCAATAGAGAACTCTACATTATACTTGTGAATTTTATTTACGTCTGTCTCAGTTGTACTTGATATGGCTCCTTGATGTAAAATATAATCTACAGTATCCCATTTATCATACTGGTTTAAGAAATCAAAGGCATGAGATTGTTCTACTTGATATAAGTTATCGCTTCCAATTCTCTTTGCAAATGCTTTACCTATAAAACCATTTGATCCTGTAAGAATGATATTATGCATTATGAAAAAAAGTGTAATGGTATGAAAAATGTTTGAACCAATCTGTAGATATCATCTTCAAAATATCCTGGCTTGTCATATGCACCGTGAAGAATATTATCAGGATACATAATCATTCTGTTGTATTTCATTTCTGCTAAGTGTATTAGATCCCAAGGGCCAACACTATCATCAACATACTCTTCATCCCAAATTCCACTTTGCATTGGATTAACTTGTTGCCCTTTATATGTATAAAACCCAGTGCCACCCTTACATTCTTTAGTTTTATTAAGATATATTAGACCAGCCCATCCCCTACCTTTGGTTTCTGGTGGATAATCCACATGAGGTATCTTGACTCTATCTTTAGACAGAGTTACGTTGACAGAAAAGGGAATATTAAGGCATGCTTGGTCAAATTGTGGGTCTTCTTTAACTGTCAATCCATATACGTTCTTTGCAATTTGTTTGAACACATCATGCATATGATCTAAATTCATATTCATATCTACTCTAAGACCAGGCACTCCTCCACATATTCTAGGATTGTTTGTAGGGGGACATCTAAGTGCTAGATTCCTTACCTTGTCTGGGTTTTGATAGAAGTTATCAATGTAAACTATGGGAGTTTCTTCCCACCCCATAAGTTCTACTCTTGCTCCTAATTCATCATTAATTGCAAATGTTTCTGCTTCATCGATAAAATACTTTTTCATATAACTAAATACTTCGGAGACTTATGTGTAAAGGGAATGGCAAAACCTAGTAGTAAAGATGATTTAAAAGAATATGCTCTCAGGAAACTCGGAAAGCCCGTTCTAGAAATCAATGTGGATGATGATCAAATTGATGATCTTATTGACGATGCCATTCAATTGTTTCATGAAAGACATGGTGAGGGAATCGATAGAGTATTCTTAAAACATAAATTTACTGAAGCAGAGAAAGAGGCCATGAAAGGAACTATGGCGACTACCACTGGTACTAGCACAGCAGGGGGTCTTTCTTCAGTAGACTATACAGAAACTGCAAAGTATTTACCTTTACCAGATAGTATTATAGGAGTTAACAAAATATTTAAAATGGACTCATCAACCATATCGGCTGGTATGTTCAATCTTAAGTATCAGATCTTCCTTAATGATTTATACTACTACGGGGCAATAGATTTATTGAACTATGGTATGGTAAAATCATATTTGGAAACTCTGGATTACATG